CATAGAAGTGGCCAGCCTTGTCCTTCGTGACTTGGAAGGGCCAGAGATTGAGGATGTAGCACTGACGCCTGGCGATCCCGGCTGCATGCAGACAGTCATTGAAGACCTCACCTGCAGGACCGATCAGAGGTCGACCCAGCTTCATCTCCATGCGACTAGGCGCTTCGGCGAGGAACAGGAGCTTAGATTGAGGATCGCCTTCTTCCCAGGGAGTTGTCATATTTTCTTATATATCTCCCTGAGCATATCACAGTCTATATTACTACCCTTTACAGGAAGTTCTCCTTCCCAGCCAGTTACTTCATCAATGAGATTAGGGTCAGTCCCCATATGACGGAGGATCATATCTCCATAACCAAGAGGAGTGCGATAGATGCAGCAGAAAGTCCCTACAATAAAGCCTGTATCAGTTCGAAAGCTCATATCTATCTGCGGATTAACAGGCTTATATCTAAGGGGAGGAGATGGACGGACAATGTATGATCCCCCTTCGACAATAGGTCTTATGAAATTAGCAAATCCAACCCTAGCTCCACAAAATGTAAGCTCTACAAGAACCAGGTGTGTCCAGCCTTGCTTCGGTCTAGAGTGTGCAGGCAGCTGAATATCAGGAACAATTATATTCAGTACCTCTCTATCTCTGGGTCCGTTGCGTATAAAATCCTCAAACCTTATCATTTCTTTCCATTCCCCTTGTCTTCGACTATCATCTTAAGGAAGCCATGCCTCATCCCTACTCGTACTCATACATTCTCTCCCATCAGCCTGCGTAATATTATCTTACGTTCCTTTGAATTTCTTCGCCACTTTTTAGCTCTATCATATTTGCATATCTTACATGTTGGATGCGATCCATCTCTATTGGTATAGATATTGCTGGGAGTTAGGAGATGTCCATGAGGACACATAGGGACGGACAGTCCAACTGCATCATATATTGCCTTATAGACGACTTTCATATCTATTTTAGATGCATCAATAGATACTGGAAGATATATCTTTAGGGCTTTTACCTTAAATGTCACTTTAGGGGAGTTATTCTCACTAGCTTCGCGGGCACTCGATGCAAGCAAGACATATAGTTCCCTCTCCACTTTCTCCCTTTGTCTCCTTCCATATACCTTCATACAGGCTTTGCAGTAGTTCTGGTGCCCATCCACAGAACGATTATTTCTATGGAACTGATCCAAGGGCTTAAACTCGGAGCAGTAGTTACACAACTTCAACTCCTGTTCTATGCTCATTTCTTTCCATTCCCTTTATCTTCGACTACCCTCTTAAGGAAGCCGTTCTTATGCTCCTGCGATAGGTCCCAGCCCATACCAGTGTGGCCTAGCTTATAGGCTGCCCTAAGCGTCACACCGCTGCCCAGGAAAGGCACCAACACAAAGCTCCCTGGAAATAGGATAGTCTTGAGGATGTCCTCCAGCAGGGGCATCGGCTTCTCAGTGGGATGTACCTTCTTCATGAGGCCAGGAAAGTTGAACACATTACCCCTGCCTGGCTTTGCAAGCTTGGGCTGCCCCTTCCGCGCTAGGAAAAATGGTTCGTAGCAGCTCCCTAAAGTCGTGTCCGGCGAGGCAGTTTGTCCCCCTTCCCCCTTGGTCCAGACAGCAGGTATATCCGGAATGGAGAAGCCGGTGGACCGCAGGATTTCCACGACTTCCGAGTGCCAACTCATTCCATACCAGAACACAGCAAATGCGTTGGGCTTGAGGAGAGAATGCACTGCAGTCGCTGTCCGCTTCATGAGGGCCGGGTAAGTGCCTGTTTCCCATTCCTGGTACTCCTCCATAGGCCGATCGTCTGCATTGCGGCTCTTGCGTTTGTCGAGGTCCACACCGTAGGGAGGATCGACCTCAGCAAAGTCGGCGATCTCTGTATCGATGGTTTCCCACTGCTCAAAGAAGTCCCCGATGATGTAGTGCTCCGAGGCCCTATCAATGGCCTCTTTGACATGGGCCGGGACCTTCTTGAGCATCTCCAGGTTAACTCCGCGCTCCTTCAGCTTGGAGTTTACCTTCCATGCCTCGTCCTCAGTTCTGCAGTCATCCAGTCCAAGATCAGGCACTTCGGCCATGGTCTCAGCCAATTCAAGTCGACGGCGTACAGCAGACTCGTCGCTGCCCACCAGCTTTCCCTGCTTAACATTCGACCAGCCTTTGGGGTTCGTGAGGGTATTGAACTCCCCATACTCTCCGACCTTAAGGTTCCATATCTTCAATTCGAGCTTAGCCCTTTCCGGCCACGCCAGGTCCTTCCGAACAATGTTCTCGACCAGCTCAATCTCATATGATGAGGTATCAGTCTCCCCCTTGCGGATGACAGCCCATATCTTGGTGGCATCATTTAGGCGATGCGCCAGATACCTACGTTCACCAGCTACGAGCGTGAAATCAGGCTTGACTGTGATTGGCTGCAGAAGGCCCCGCGTTTTGATGTCAGCAGCTAATCCTATGATATCCCCTTTATCTTCGCGTGCCCTATCCTTTGGTATCTTGATCTGGTGAAGTGGTATCTCTCTTAGGTCCATCCCCATTCCCTTCCATCTCTGCCAGTAGCGCTTCCAACTGCTCAGGTGTCATCTGATCCAAAGCCTTGGAGACCTTGGTCTTAGATGAGGCACTATTACGTGCCTTTGTCTTCTTGATCCCCTTGGTCGCCTTGGTGATCTTACGATCAGCTCGAAGGTGCCGAACATGCTCTCGAAGCTCATCGAGAGACATCTGGGTGATGTCTTTCCTGATATCGTCAAGTCGGCCCATCTTGATCCCGCTGGTGTAAGGAAAGGCCGGAGAAATTCCGACCCCTCCTTATTGCCTCAATCGTTCAGGCGTGGCAACACAAGACGATTATACAGGTTGCCATCGTCGCCTTCCTCTTGCTTAAGGTTGCACCTGGCAGTCGCCCCCTGGAAGTCGTCCGTATTGTAAGCGTCTTCCTCAAAGGGAATGCCGAAGGCAGTCAAAAACCGCTTAAGGTCCAGCAGGCGCATTTGCCGCTGGTCCGCCGGCGTGTCGTGAGCTGGCTGTGTAATCCAGTGCCGGATGATTGCTGCATTCGGGTAAGCCGCATCCTCGACCTTGATATAGACCGTGGTCATGGCATTGCCCTTCTTGGACTCACCCTCCTCGAACTTGATGATACGAAGTTCAAAAATGCCCTCAGGGACTGCCTGCGGCTCTTTCACACTGCCTAGCGGTGCATGGATGATTGGCATCTTACTGTCCTTGTCTTGGCTGAAGCTGGGCAATCTTTGGATCACTTATAGGAACCTTCTGCCCACGCTTCAGGAGGGCACCAATCCCTCCTGAAGCAAGGTCCCCGAAACTCCGAATGGTCACATCTTCGATCGTCTGCAGGCCTTGTATGCTACTGCGCACATCTTGCAGCCCACGAGGATCAGGTCTGGTCCTTACAACATACTTCACCGCTCCCTTCTCCCCATCCTCGGCGCTGGCTAGCCACACATTAGTAAACATCAGGGGAAGATAGTTTCTAGCTTTGCCGGCCAGCATAATCTGCGTTTCCACCTTCTTGGTCTTCTCATCCTGGAAGGTGTTGTAGTGACCTGTTGCATAGATGTTAATGGGCAACGCTGAGATCGTGTTGAAGACATCGGTCATCTTGGACCCCACCACACGGTAGTCGCCAAGATCCTCAATGTCTCCATAGCGGCCATTGATGTAGAGCTGCCGATCCATCAGCGCTTTGTTGAGGAATGTAAGACTGTCAAAGATCAGCCACTGATAGGACTTGAAGAAGCCGCTGTCAGCCTTGGCGTTGATGTCGTCTATCCATTTCATATAGACATGGGGCTCCTTGGCCTTGGATGGTCTATCGGACTTGGCCCCTTTGTTGAAGCCCTTCAGGGTCGCATCCATGTCTGTGATATCAGGCGTGAAGACCTCGTAGTCCATATCCAAACCCCTAAGCGTCGATAGGCTGTTGGGATCGAATATGTAGGCAAACTTCTTGCCAGGCAAGGTCCATATCTGGGCAGTCTTACCGGAGCCGGTCTTGCCTACCATTAGAATGCGCTGATATACCTCAAGGTCTGCATCTTTGGAGTTGGGCATCTATTTGTACCAGGGTTTGAAGTTCTTCAGTTCATTCATAGATGGCCACTTGCCAGTAAAGCAGATGGCCCTGTCATCCA